ATTGCTGACGACTTCTTTGCCTCTGTTTATCCTACTATATCTTCTGGACAAAGCACAAAAGTCATCATAGTTTCTACTCCACGAGGTATGAATCATTTCTACCGAATGTGGCATGATGCAGAAAGAGGTAAGAATGAATATGTGCCAACTGAAGTTCACTGGTCTGAAGTTCCGGGAAGAGATGAAGCATGGAAAGAGCAAACGATTGCAAACACATCAGAGCAACAATTTAAAGTTGAGTTTGAATGTGAGTTCTTAGGATCTGTTAATACATTAATTAATCCAGCAAAATTAAAAAATCTGGTATATGAGAATCCAATAAATCGAAACGCAGGATTAGATATACATCAAAACCCCATTAAGAATCATCAATATTTAATCACAGTTGACGTTGCTCGTGGTCTGGGTAATGATTATTCAGCATTCATAGTTTTTGATATTACCAACTTCCCATACAACATAGTTGCAAAGTATAAGAATAATGAAATTAAACCGATGCTATTCCCAAGCATCATACATGATGTAGCAAAGGGGTATAATGGTGCATTTATTTTAGTTGAGGTTAATGATATTGGAGATCAGGTTGCAAGTATCATACATTATGATTTGGAATATGATAATCTATTGATGGCATCGATGAGAGGTCGTGCTGGTCAAGTTGTTGGAACAGGTTTCTCTGGTAAGAAGACACAGTTAGGAGTCAGAACTACTGCTGCAGTAAAAAAACTTGGATGCTCGAATCTCAAAACTCTTCTTGAAGATGATAAGATTATGGTAAAGGATTATGAAATCATATCGGAACTAACTACATTTTCACAGAAACATAACTCTTTTGAAGCGGAAGAGGGATGTAATGATGACTTGGCCATGTGTTTAGTTATATTTGCATGGTTAGTGGCACAAGATTATTTTAAAGAGATGACTGATAATGATATCAGAAAAAGATTATATGAGGAGCAAAGAAATCAAATTGAACAGGATATGGCACCTTTTGGTTTTATATCAGATGGTCTGGATGATACCTCTTTTGTTGACAGTTCGGGAGATCGATGGCATACTGATGAGTATGGAGACAGGTCATATATGTGGGACTACTACTAAAATTGTTACAAATATGAATCTAAAGCAAACATTAAACTTGTAAATAATTAGGTTATGTGATAGATTCGGAAGTAGAGTAGAGATATAAAAGTCGTTTAAAGGAGGAACTATGAGTGGAGACTCAGGATTAAATGAAACTGTTGTTTTCTATAGTAAGAAAATGACACAAGCAAAACTAATTGTCTTGCAACACAAGGGAATTCAATTAGCATATAAATCATTAAAGGAAGTCAGTGATGCAAAATCCCCTGAAACATCTGAAACTTAGAAGGATATTATCTAAATCATTTCCGGGTAAGAAGATTGTAATTACTGATAACAAAGACGGATCACAAACCATCAGTATTACATAATGGACTTAGATGATCAGATAGAATTAGAACATCTACTATTCACAGAAAGAAAATGTCGCGTCTGTGGGGTTGTTAAAACTCTCATGGACGATTTTTATGTCACAAGAAAGAATCGAAGTACCTTATCTTCTTATTCATATGAGTGTAAGGACTGTACAAAGATAAGAGTGAAAAAATCAAAGAAGAAGATAAGTAACAGGTGGGAGTATCCAGATTGGTAGTTCACGCACGGTTTCCCCACTGAAAATACCCTTTTCAATAAATAATTTCAGATTAATTCTGGACATTACGGAGAAAAAAAGATGCCTCTAAATTTAGCATCTCCCGGACTCGTTGTAAGAGAAGTTGACCTGACTATTGGTAGAGTAGACACTGCTACCACAAAGGCTGGTGCTATCGTGGCACCTTTCCAAAAAGGCCCAGTCAATGAACCAACTACAATTGAGAACGAACAAGACTTAATTGATAACTTCGGTGAACCACTTGACATAGACAAGCACTATGAATATTGGTTGACTGCTTCATCATATCTTTCATATGGTGGTATCTTAAGTGTTGTTAGATCGGATGATGACGACCTCAAAAACGCAACTGATGACGGATCACCTGAAATCAAAATATTAAGTTCACAAGACTATAATAACAAAGGTTATGATCTTAATGCTTTATCTAATACAGTTGTCGCAGCAAGAAACCCCGGTTCTTGGGCAAATGGTATTAAGGTAGCAATCATTGATGGAAAAGCAGACCAACAACTTACAGTTGGTATATCAACATTAACAGTTGGTGCTGGTGTTACTCAAGCAGTACCACAGGGATTAGTTCTACCCGGTGCGGGATCAACTACAGTTCTTGACGGATACTTTAAAGGTATCGTCACTGAAGTTGATGGAACCACAGCAGGTGTTAAGTTTGTATCACATGTTTCTGCTGCTGGTATTGAAACATTTAAAGATTACCAACCCGGTGGAGTTTACGAATTCCAAACTGGAGTGATCAGTTACAATATGACTGCCAATACTGGTGGTGGTAGCACAACAACTGTATCAGCAAAGGTAGACTGGTTTGATCAGCAGAAGATTACTTTAAGTAACTCTACTATTAACTGGAACACACTTGCAGAGAGACCCGGAACTTCAGCATACGCTGCTGCAAGAAGTTCAAGACATGACGAAGTTCATGTAGTCGTAATTGACGACAAAGGTGAAGTAACAGGAAATGCAGGAACAGTTCTTGAGAAGCATTTAGGTCTTTCAAAAGCAAAAGACGCTGAGTTCTCTGCTGGATCTCCTTCATACTGGAGAAAATATCTTTATAATAACTCAACAAATATTTTTGGAATGGGTGGCCCAACTGCTGCTTCTTCTGGAATTACCACAACATCATTTGAATTTGGTGGATTTACAAAAGAAACTGATAACGCATGGGATCAGGATGCACAAGGAATCACTTATGCAGGATCTGGTGTTTTAACAGTCACTTTAACAGGTGGTAAGAACTATAACGGACAGACAGGAATCCAGACTGCTGGTGCAATGACTGCAAGTATAGGTGGAATCACTGCCGGTTATGATTTGTTTGAGAACAAAGAAGAGTTTGATATTGACTTCTTATTAATGGGTTCAGCAAACTACCCACAATACGAAGCACAGGCAATCGCAAACAAACTCATTTCAATCGCTGAATTAAGAAAAGATGTTGTAGCATTCATCTCACCAAACAGAGGAGCATTCTTAAATGACTCTGCTGTTGGAACAGGAACTCTTAATTCTGGTGCAGACATCACAGATAATGTGGTTGGATTCTTTGCTCCGATTACATCATCTTCATATGCTGTATTCGATAGTGGATACAAGTATATGTTTGATAGATTCTCTGACACATTCAGATATGTACCACTCAATGGTGACATTGCTGGAACATGTGCTAGAAATGACATCAACAACTTCCCTTGGTTCTCACCCGCTGGAACCGCAAGAGGTGGAATTCTAAATGCAGTAAAACTTGCATATACTCCGAATCAAACTCAGAGAGATGTACTTTACTCAAATAGAATCAACCCAGTAATATTCTCACCCGGAGCAGGTATTGTTCTATTTGGTGACAAAACTGGATTCGGAAAAGCATCTGCATTTGATCGTATCAACGTTCGCAGATTGTTTATATTCCTTGAGGAGGCAATCTCAGCAGCTGCTAGAGATCAACTCTTTGAGTTCAACGACGAAATCACAAGAACTAACTTTGTGAACATTGTTGAACCATTCCTTCGTGATGTTCAGTCCAAACGAGGTATCTTTGACTTCAGAGTTGTTTGTGATGAAACAAATAACACTGCTGCCATCATAGATAGTAATGAGTTTGTCGCAGACATCTTCATTAAACCTGCAAG